TAAAGCAATGAAGTCAATGATGCGTGCTTTAACTTTTAAAGCAGCTAAGGCTCGTGTGCCTATACTTTTTACTAATCATATTTATGACAACCCAACTTCACTCTATCCTGAATTGGTTAAAAAGCAGTCCGGTGGCTCTGGCCCTATTTATCTTGCTTCTTTGCTGGTTCAGCTTGCGACTCGAAACGAAAAGATTGATAAAAACGAAGGAGAAGAATCAATCGCAGTAGCTCATAACGTGAGCGGTGTTACATTGTCAGCAATGACGGTTAAAAACCGTTTCGTTCCTGCTTTCTTAAAAGCAGAGCTATACAATAACTTCCGTACTGGTTTAAGTCGTTATGCTGGCTTAGCTGATATGGCAGTAGCGTTTGGAGTTATTCAACAAACCGGTTCTACGTTTCAGTTTAATGGAGAGAAGATCGGTTATAGAAAAACTTGGGAAAATGATACCGAGTTTTGGGATAACAAGGTACTACCGGTACTCGAACAGACTCTTAAAGAGAAAGTTGGGTACGGGTCAAGCAATCCTGTTCTAGAAGAAGCTGAAGAGCTTACAAAAGAATAAAAAGAAAAGCTAAGGGCAACCTTAGCTTTTTTATTTTATAATATATAATAAAGGTATGAAGAAAAATAATCTTCTAGTCAATAGCGATTTCTTTGAAAACATTGTAGCATGTCAATGTTTGACTAATGCTTACTATACTTCTTTAGTATTAGACCATTTATCACCAGAGAACTTTAAGAATCCTGGTAATAGACTGGTAGTGAGTATTATTAAAGACTTTTACACTAAACGTAAAGCTTTACCTACCATTACTGAGATTAAAACCTATCTTAGTAAAGAAGAAGATATCAAGTTATTCAAAGAGATCGTCACTACATATAAGCAATACGATAATAACCTCAATATGGAGGAACTTATTGCTAATACAGAACAGTTCTTTAAAGAGAAAGCAGTTTACAATACTGTATTAAAGATAGTAGATGATGTATCTAAAGAAAAAGCTGATTATCCTAAGTTCTTATCATTATTTGAAAAAGCCTGTAACATATCTTTAGTTAGTGATATTGGTCTAGACTTTTTCGGTGACTACGAGAAGATTATTAATGAATTAGGTACAAAGAGTGAAACCATACCAACTGGTTGGAACTTTATAGATGAAAAGATAGGCGGTGGTTTAGCTAAGAATGGTAGAGCACTCTATTTGTTCTTAGGACCAACCAATGTGGGTAAGTCTATTTTCTTAGGTAATGTAGCTGCTAATATGGCTGCAAGAGGTTTAACCACTGTTCTTATATCTCTTGAAATGCCTGAGATGATGTATGCTAAACGTATTAGTAGTCACCTTTCGAAAATCCCTATAAACGAGATTCAAGGCCAAATCAATGCGTTAGATTCATATTTTAAAGGTGTTACTGAAACACATAAACGTAAGCTAATCATTAAGGAATTTCCACCGAAATCCATTACTGTATCAGGTATTAAGGCCTATCTTGAGTCTTTAGTAAAGTCTGGGATAAAACCGGATATACTCGTGATAGACTATCTTGGACTGATAAAGGCATCGCAAGGTGAGAACTCTTATGAGCAAGGTAAAGTAGCTGCAGAAGAATTAAGAGCTTTATCATACTTCTTTAATATGCCTGTAGTTAGTGCTATTCAAACTAACCGTGAAGGTATGGAGAAACCAAGTCTGGATACCGTAAGTGAATCTCTAGGTGTAGCTTTTACTGCAGACGTGGTATGGGCTATCTACCAAGATGAAGGTGATCAAGATTTAGGTATGATTAAAGTAGCAGGTGTAAAGAATCGTTTAGGTCCAAAGCACGCTGCTACTGCAATGCGTATAGATTATACTACTTTATCTCTAACTGAAGAAAAAGGCTATATTGGATTATCTGGCGATAAATCCAGTGGTGGTTTGAATGAACTTTCAGATATAGAAAATAAGCTGGAAAAAATGACAGCATAGGTTAAATAGATATAAGTGAATCTAAACAAGATATACGTTTTTACTGATTTCGATATTGACGGTGTCGGGTCTTTATTAATGCTGCATTGGACATTAGGTACAAAACCTGGTCAAATAGCTTTTAAGACTACCACCGTAACGAACTTTCGTAGAGAGTTTCTTAACTGGCTAAATCAAAACAACCCAAATGATTTTGATAGAATTTATATTTTAGATTTAGACGTTTCGAAAAATTCTGACTTAGTTGACAGAGAAAATATTACAATCATTGATCATCATCTGTCTCATGTAAAAGCGTTGAATAATTATAAATTAGCTACAACGGTAATTAAAGAAACTACTAGTTGTTCGAAACTAATTTACAACACATATAAAGACACAGCTAAAGTATCTCAGCAGCAAAAGTACTTTATAGCACTTGCTGATGATTATGATTGTTATGAATTTAAATTAAAAGAAACCTACGAATTAAATTGTCTTTATACCAACACACAGAAGACTTCTACATTACAGCGTGCTGAAATATTCTTACAGAAGTTTTACGATGGTTTCAGACCATTTAATGCTCAAGAAAAAGCAATTATAAAGGATTATGTAGACCGTAAAGATAAAGCAATTGCTAGCCTACAAATCTTTAAAGGTAAGGTTTCTATAGGAGGAAAAGACCGTAACATATACGGTACTCACGGTAATAAGTTTGTTAATGAGATTTGCGATTACATGCTAAACACCCACCCAGCAGATATAGTGTTCTTTGTTAACTCAGATAACTCACATATATCATTTCGCAAAAATAAGTCATGTGAAGTAGACTTATCAAAATTAGCTGCTAAGCTCTGCGAAGGAGGCGGACATGAATATGCAGCGGGTGGAAAAGTAACGGATGCGTTCCTAGATTTCACCAAACTACTCACGCCCTTAGCGTAATATGTCTGGTATAGTAGGAGCACTTCAAGAAGCAGTTTTAGAAACACCTCTTAGCAATCTTGCAAGAGATGAAATCGAAATTGAATTGGTTAAGTTTGGATCATTTTGTTCCATTATTCACAATAAAAAACTTAACAATGTCACTATATTTTCATTTATAGTCAAAAATAAATTGTATCGTAAGGTTTTCATGGAATTAACTGATACTGATAGTGAAAGAGAAGCAATACTGTTGTTTCTTAAGTACAATTCCAATCTTTGCCGTAGCAAAGTAGTGAGAGAGATATTAAAATCATAGCTCTTTAATGAGCCTAGAACAAGTTTACAATACCTATTTAAGCGTATCTAGAGGGCATATGAACAAGCCCTGGAAAGCGCGAAAAGACTTTGACGGTTTTGACAAAACACCGGATGGAATACTTTGTACACGTTTAGATATGTTCTTTAAACGATTCCCTCAAATTAATATTAAAGACTTTTTATTAGCACCTTATGTCATCTACAAAGACGAAGAACACTTCTCGCTCAACTTCTACCTCACGCAAAAAGCCATCGCCTGTTACTCTTTGCTACAAAAGCAGAGGACTGAAGAACTACCCGATACTGATGGCCACATTAAACATATTCTTGAATCATTAAAATATCTTGCTACTACTTGTATTAATGAAAAAATAACACTTGAACAATATCTTCGTACAAAGAACGGGTATACTTGGAGGTGTTTAGAAGATTATAGAAACAAACATCTCAATCTATATGTTTTACTGTCTTTTCCGAATTTTGACTCCATTCTTAACAGTATGCAATCACAAGATAAAGAAATCTATTTAAAGACAATTGCAGACGATATTGTTAAGTTTAAGATACGATTAAACAATTCATCCAGAGCTAAGAAAATTATTGCCGAAGGATTAAAAAGAATAAATGAACTTTCGCTTGATAAAAAAAAATAACATACTAATATACTATATCATTCAATATGAAACCTTATAATTCAAATATGTTCGAAAGCATTAAAAGTGCTCTAGACAAAGCTAAAACAAAAACAAGTGGTGGTTCGGCCTATCGTAACTTATTACAAATGGAACCTAACACAACTTATACTGTTAGATTATTACCTAATATCAAGAACCCAGAAGAAACTATCTTACATTATTATTATCATGGTTGGAATAGTATTTCTACCGGTCAATATGCTAGTGTAACATCTCCTTCTACTTGGGGCGATCGCTGTCCAGTAAGTGAATTGTACTTTAAGATCTTAAGAGATGGTACAGATGCTGAAAAAGAACGCGCTAAAGCAAATCTACGTCGTAGAGAGTATTGGTACGTTAATGTATACGTCGTAAATGATCCTAAGA